TTAATTTTTTTTATTTAAATCATTTTTTATTCTATCTTTTAATTTATGCCAGTTTAATCCACTAATATACTTGATACTTTCAGAATTTAATAACAAATTCTCTTTAGCATATTTATTCCACTCATCTACACTCGGAAACTTTGCAAACAATTTAGTAATTTTTCTTAGCTCAAACATGCTTTCAAGGTATTTATTATACATTAAATTTTTTTCATTATAACCACGATTATTTAATAAGTTATCCAGCTCTACACTTATTTTTCTTGTTTCTTCTGCATTAATACCATATTTATCTATAGCTTCATGCAGTTTATTTCGTAGTTGTTCAATTTCGCTCATGTTGTTGAACCTTCTTATTGTAGTCACTAATTTTTTTAAATAAGTGTATTGGTTTACTTGGCATTATAATATACATTTCTTTCATAAAATTAAAAGTATCTGCGTCAGTCTTTTTAATTAGATTTTCTGTTTCTTCTGAAATAATGTGAGCTCTCAAAGTATTAGACGAATATAACCTATTAGATTCGGCATAATAATCCCATTCTTCTCTAGTACAAAATGGATTTTTCTTTATATATTTTATAAATTCTTCTTTGCTTTCTTTAAAATAACTTTCCATATTAATATTTTTTCAAAATACTAATATAATATGCTGGAAAGTGTTGGTATTACTGCATTTTATAGAATTATCACGAGAATCGATTTTAAGACATTTTATTTCTTTAAGATAGTAATTATATAGCTAAATTTACGTATTTTTAGCTATTTTTTTAATTTTTCTAAAGCTTTTTGTTTGACTCATATATTTTAGACTTTCTAAGTTTAAAATTAAATAATTTCTTACTAGTTTTCTATACTCCTTTTTATTTTTTATATTTAATTCTTTTATCATTCGTAGAGATTTAATATACATTTCTTTCATACTACCATCTCCTTTAACGATAGTATAACATTTTATGTTTACTTTGTCGTGAGAAATTTGTCGAATGCTAAAAAAAGGTAACTAGATTTGTTCTAATTACCTTAATTGTTTATTATTAAATTTTCTTCAATCAATTTATTTTCTATTATTTGATTTATTTTATCATTAGAGTAAAATTTTTCTTTATTATTTATAAAATATTTAATTCCAGATATAATCATCAATACTATTAATACTCCTAATAATAGCTTCCATAAAAAATAATTATTCTGTAGTTTACTTTTTTGTTCAGGTTTTTTATAAAAATTATATAATCCTATCAATGTAGTTATTACTATTAATAAAGCAAATGTCATAAAAATCATAATATTTAATGTTGATTCAATATTTTCAATTGCTCCAACTACTCCTGAAACAATACTAAATGATGCTAAAAAGCTTAATAAATTATATATTAAATTATTTGATTGTTCTTCTTGCTTTTCTTGTTGTTTTTCTATTTTTTCTTGTTGTTCTTTTAATTCACTATTTTTTCTATTAATTTCTTCTATTTCTTTATTTATTTTATATCTTTCTAATTTCAAAGATAAAGAATGATATACAAAAGTTAAATTAGAATAATTATCATCTCTTATAGTTCTATATACAGTATCTTCAATACAGTTATTTATTAAATCTTCTGTTGCTAGCAATATTTTTTCTATTTCATAAACATTTGTATCATTAAATTCAAGTCCTAAATATTGCTGCACTTCTTCATACTGATTTTTTACATTTTCTTTCATCTTTTGTACTTTATTAGGAATTTTAGGATTTTTATTTACGGAAGTTGGATCTATCGAAAAATTAATCTTCTTTAACAAAATGCTTTTTAAACCACTCTTTAGTCTTTATTTTATCTATATATGTATTTTCCCCACTTCCTACTTTGTTTCCATTTTTTTCCCATACTTCTGTCCAAGGTGAATCTTCCATATGAGTTAAATCTACTAATCGTGTTGCTGGTGCATTTTTAAAAGCTTCATATATTTCATTTAAAACTTCTTTTTTATCTGAAGAAATATTATTTCCATCTTCAATATCCTGTTCAGTTAATTCTATCTGATTTCCTCCAAACTTTCTATATTCCTTATATAAAGGAATAGAAACTGGTCCAAAAGCCCACGCATTAAAATGGCAGTCATATAAACTATCTAGATTTTTTTTAAGTGTATAATATGCTTCAAAAAAATACATTAACTTCTGTATTTGCATATTTGTAACTGGTTTTTCGCCCACATTAAACTTATGAATCAGGTATTTAGAATCTTTTATTATATCATTTTTATAAATTTCGCTCATATTATTCACCCCTTTCTTTATTAAATTATATACATTAAATAGAATTTTTGCAACAAAAAATAGACACAAAAAAATAGGTGTAGCATAAACATTACACTACACCTCTTCTACTTTTTATATTATTTTACTCCACCTGTCCATTTAGCGAAGCCTATCTTGTAATTGTTAGATCCGTCTACTTTATATCTAACCATAGGTCTGTTGTTATATATTCCAAAACAGTCGCACTCTTCTCTAGGATTTAAGTATCCTATCTTTTTAGTTAAAGCTGTATCAGCATAAATATTTTCAATTGTACTACCGTTTACATATTTTCTCACGGGTTCATCACTTCCTCCACTATAATCTTTATTGTCTTCTACTGGTGTTGTTTGTATTCCTAAATGTTCTCTTATTTTATTTAAAAATCTTTCCCAACCTAAATCTAATGTTCTATGTGGGCAATATTTACCATTATAGTCTTGATGTTTTGTTACTTTCTCTATTCCCCAACCATATTGTTTTAAAAGATATGCTATGTAGCAAGCTGCTAAATTCTCTGCTTCATCAAAGCGTTCTCCACCAGATTTAGAATAACAAATTTCTATAGATATTTGTGTTCTATTACCTTTGCCACTTCCACCATCTCCACAATGCCAAGTATTTCTGTTAAATGGTATTCCTGTAACGACTCTCTCATTATCTACTGCTGCGTGAAAAGATACTTTATTATTATTACCTAGCATATATGAAACCTCTGACATAGCACTTGCATCATTTGCTGTGTTATGTACGCATATTCCAGCTGGCGTCATCTCATATGGGCATTTAATAGAATATTTGGAAATAGGACACGTTACATTAGTTATTTGCATCAATATCATCTCCTATTCCATCATTTTCTGTACTTGAAAAGTCATTTTCTTTTATATTTTTTTTATATAATTCTTCATTAAACTCTACTGTTTCTTCGAATACATTATCGTTCACAACTATTCCCCCTTCTTATTATATTTCGTGCTAGAAAGCATTAAGATTGCGCCTAAAAATGTATCTATAGCCATTACTGTTCCAGATATTGCTTCTCCATATGGTAAATTCCATATTCCTGCTAATGCTAAATATAAGGTTGCTAAAGCTGGTAAGACAATTTGTGCTATATACTTTAAAATATCGTATGTTTTATTTTTCATTATTTTCCAATCCTTTCTATTAATATTTCTATTTTACTATCTGTTTTCTCCATTTGTTGTTTTAGTAAATCTAAAGATACTGCTGTGTTTTCATTTGTCTTTTTTATTTCTTCTAAACACTTGGCATTTTGTTCTATTGTTTCTGCAATTTTCTTTTTATTAGAAATCCAATCCCAGATAAATAGTCCAACTATAATTGCAGATACTGTGTAATTTCCAACTAAACTAAGTATTTCTTCCATTTTGCACCTCGTTTACTTTTTTTTCTATTTGTAAAATTCTATTTTCTACTTGTAACCATTTTGTATCTCCAGATTTTTTTCTTTTGTTGTAATCAAATTCTTGCCTTATACTAACAATAAGGTTTCCAGACAATAATATAAAAACTAAACTTGCTAAAGCTATAATTGTTTTTATCTTTTTTTCTTCCATAATTAGAGCCTCCTTAGTCTACTACTTCTACAGATAGTTGTGTCTCAGATATTTTATTTACACCTTTAATTGTAAAATTTGCATTATCTAAAGCTATATACAATTGGATTAAATCTCCCTCTTTTACTTCCATATAATTATAAAATGTAAACATATTATAAGCTTCATTCATATTTTGTAATCTATGTTGAACTTCTGTCATTTTTGTTCCATTTTTTCTTATGTATATAAATGCATTACGCCCATCACTTTCTTTATGCAGTACAGAAACTGTTCCTTTAACATTTATATGATTTATTCCTGCTCCTATTTTTATTCCATTAGTTGCCAATGTTAGTTTTTCATTTGCATTTCCTCTACTTATTTGAAATTGAATTGGCTCTTGCAAATATTGATTTCCTCCCGTGTGACTATAATTTCTATCTGCATTCGTTTCTATTGTCATATTTGTTTTTATTTTTTCTAATTCCTTTTTTAATGTTAAAATCAATGGTTCACTCATTATTTTTCCTCCCTTCTTGTTATTATTTCTAAATTACTTCCTACTGGTACATTCCAATCTTTAAATTGGATATTTGTTGTGTCTATTTCTATGTAATTTAAATCTTTTATTAATTTAGATCCTTCAAAATAAATAGACAAAGAATTAGTACCTACGTCATACGTAGGTACTTCATAATTTATATTCTGTTGTATTTCTTCTTGTAATATTCTATTAACCATTTCTATAATATAATTCTTAGCAGGTGTTCCAGGTGGACCTTGTTTACCTTCCGGTCCCGGCTTTCCTCTTATTGTTATTATATCTCTAAATATACCTGTTGAATCTCTTATTTTTAGAATAGACATTCTTTTATACCTCCATTTTTCTTAGTTATTTATTATTTTAAATTCTTTTATTTTTTCATTTCCTGCCATATCTCTTAGTTTAAGGATATTAATACCTTCTATTACTCCTTTAGTAGCCAGAGTTACATTATTAATATCTCCCCATTGACTTGCAGATATTTTAGAAATTATCTCATTTATTTCATATTCTGCCAAAGCTGTATTATCATTTATTTTAAAGCTAATTTTTGTATATCCATCATTTTCATTTCCTATAGTTTCATTTATTCCTGTCTTAATAGTTATATTTGGTTTAATGCTATCGAAAATAACATATGGATATGCTGTACTATTCACATTTTCTTCATTCAAATCTTTTCCTACATTTCCTGCTGAATCTGCATAACCATATATCTTAAATTTTATTTTTCCTTGTGGTAATTTTAATTCTTCTGTAATATCAAATTCTACAAAATAAAACTTTGCAGCCTCGCTATACTTTAATTCTTTTGTTGTTACTTTTCCATTTTCTCCATAAATATCAACTTTTGGATTAATAGCTAACATTTCTGGAAACGATATAAATAATCTTATTCTATTTCCAAATGTAGCATATTTATTAGATTGTCCTGCAACTACTCTGTTAAAAATTCCTAATGTTGTGTATATAGGAGGAGTAGTATCTTCTATTACATTTTTCTTATATATAATCTCTCCATTCTTTACAAAACCACTTATTGGATTGCCTGCAATATAAACATTTTCTATTTTCTTTCCATTTATAGCTGTTCCCATAAAACCACCTACCAATAATAAATATTATTAGGATTTAATGCACTTTGCGTCATTGCTTCTTCTTCAGAATTTACTTTTATGCATGTTACACTAGTTCCATCTACACCATCTGTTCCTCTTTCTCCATTAATTCCGTCTTTACCATTCTGTCCTTTTAGATTCGGAGTTATTATACTACCATTTACATCTGTTATTTTTAATGTATATTCTGTGTCATTATTACTATTTATTTTTATTGTTGGAGATATACCTCCAACTGGGCTATCTATATCTGGTTCTCCATCTTCTTTGATCCATACTTTAATGTTTGGATTTGTTGGTTCTTCACTTCCAAGATATACTCCACTTTCACCATTTTTTCCATTTTCACCTTTTTCTCCTTTAGGTAAAACAAGGTTTAATGTTTGATTAGGAGCTTCTCCAGTTATTGTTGCATTAGGTGTATCTCCATTTATAACTGTTCCAATTTTCAAAGTATTAGCTGGACCTGGGCTTCCTGGTCTACCGTCTTGACCATTAATACCATCTTTGCCTGGTTGACCTGCCGGTCCTTCTGGTCCAGTTGGCCCAGGTGGGCCTACTATTAATGGAATATTAATTAAATCTGTAACTTTATAACTTTCAAATTCTTTATTTAATAAATCTGTTAGTTCTATAGTTTCTAAATTTAAATCATTTAAATCATTAATCTCATTCATCATTCATCACTCCTAAAGGTAATTTCATCTGTTAAAGTAATAGTTCCCTGTCCTAATGTTTTTACATAATCACCTGATTTAAATTCTATATCGTAGTTATATGTGCCATACATTAAATTTGATGTATCTTCAGATGTTATAATAAAAGTAAAATATCCATCTAAATATTCAATATTTTCTGGATATATCTTCTGGAGTAATATTTCTTCACTATTCGAATTTTGTTTGACTGTAAAATACAGTTTATCTTCACTAGTTAATGCTATTGGATTTTCTTTTCCATCTTTAATCTGAAATTTGAAAACTTGTGTATCTCCTCTTGTAAATTCAATATCCATCATTTTCCTCCTAACCCATAAAAACTTAATAAAAAAGCACCTACTTTTGTAAGTGCCTTCCTATTCTAAATGCTTATATCCATAGATAAGCATTATAATTATTACTTTAATATATATTATATGTAGCCATGTTTTTTTCTTTTATCTTGACTATTAATTTAACTTGCTACATTATTGTTCTTTTTTCTTCTGTATTTTCTTTTTTATCTTTTTTTGTTTTTACAATTTTCCTAGCTATTAAACCAATTATTAAAGCAAATCCTGCCAAAATCGCTGATTCTATTGCTCCATCTATGCCGGACTTAATAGAATCTTCAATTAAAGTAGTATTTGATTTTTCTACATTCTCATTATAATTATTATTTGTTATAGTATCTTGAAGAGTTATACTATTTAATAAATTCATAATGTTGCTATCTGTTAAATACTCTTTGTCTTGTGTACATATAGTAATTGCATAAATATAATTATCTGTTGGAATTATATATTGGCTTACAAATAGAATTAATTCATTTGAAAACTTTAAGCTATACATCATTCTTCCACATTTATAATATTTATTATCTTTTCCTATCGATGTTTTAGCATTTTTTGAAATCATTATCGCTGAAACTCCATATTTCTTTTCAATCTCTTTTAAACTATTAAGAAGTATGTCATCTGTTATCTCTATAGCTCCATATGGATTTTGTTTTACTACTATAGAAATACTAGTATTTTCTTTATATTTATCTTTTAGTACTATATTATCATTATTTCCTGATATTTCATATCCATCACTATCAAGTGATATATAATTGTTTATTAATGCATATGTGATATTTGTATATAGTACAATCATTGTTAAAACAACTAATAAACTTATTATTTTTTTCATTTTTTCATCCCCTTACGACAAAAATATCACAAAAGGTAAAAAAATGCAATATTAATATTCTACATTTCCATTTTTATAAACTGTAAAACCTTTCATTTTTTCATATATTTTTAATTTATCATCAGCACTTATATTCGTATTATTTATATAATGAAATAATTCTTCTCTTTCTTGTGTCCCTAACTTATACTGCTGTCCCAATAAAACTAATCTATTTTCATAGCTTAATTTCATATTGTTTACATAGTTAAAAACTTTATTCTTTTCGCTATTTGGTATCGTTTTTCCCTTGATAGTTCCATCATCTTTTTTATCACTTGTAAATTTCTGAGTTTTATACTTAAGATATTCATTTATATCAATTCCATTTTTAGATAATACTTTATTATATACATCATCATCTTTTCCGAATGTAGATTTGTAAATGGCACTTTTAGATTTACCTGAAATACTCATTTTTGATAATACATCTATCTTTTCATCTTGTTTATCTACTCCTAATGTAGAACCAATATATTTAAAATAATCAGATTCATTTCCACCATCTTGTTTAATTTGTTCTATTGTTTTATACGTAGTACTTTCTTTTACATCTTTTATCTTATTTTTATTTGCATAATCTATTTTGTTTTTCTCATTTGCATATGAATATATTTCTGATATGGCTTTTGTTTTTTGTTCATCTGTCATATTTTTATATTCGCTTGAATTAGTTAATTTGTTCAATAAATTATATGATGTCTTTCCATATTGCTTTTTATAATTAGCATATTCTTCTGATGTTAATCTGTATTTTTCAAAATTTATAGTAAAATCTTTATTAATACTTGTATTAGGTAATACTGAATTGTCTCCAGTTCTTTCGTATAAATCAGATATTGAATTATCTACATTAGTAGATTTCAATTCTTTCTCTGTCCAAGGGAATACTGCTTGTTGTAAAGCTCTATATAATTTATTAGGTTCACGTTTTACTTCATTTCCCCATACATCAGTTTTAGCAGGTAATAATTTACTTGCAAACGGAATTTTATTCAATATTTGTTTACCTGTACTATCTACTACTTTTGAGAACATATTTTGTTTTGTAGATGTTGTACTTCTTTCTGTATCATCTACCATCTTTGCAATTTGTCCACCTAATGTTGGAAAGAATTGATTTACATATGATTTTGCTGAATTAATAGCTAAATTTTGGAAGAATTGTGCATCTCCTTGTGCAAAGCTCTTTACTGCACTAGCTACACCAGATAACATTGACATTTCTATCATAGGGTTCATTGCTGATGATAAAGCATCTATACTATTTGATATTTTATCTAACATATCTTCTGTAGTTTGCTCTTCTCCTGAACTGTTAACATTATCATTTAATTGTGCTCCTATAAACAATGGAATTGCTGTTGGAGATAACCAGTCTAATGAATATGTTTTATCACCTATCTTAAGTGAGAATGACTGATTTCCTCTATCTTCTTGATAGTATTGATTCTTTTGGTCATCATCATCTCCACTTGCTAATAATATTCCAGCTTGTGCTAAAGCATATCCTGCTACTGTTATTCCTGTTCCTGTAAGTCCTTTAGCTATATTATCTATATATTGATTTGCATTAATATCTCCTTTTCTTAACTTAGCTATATCTGTTGTAAATGCTTTTACTATTCCTACTGGACTATATTCTATTCCTGTTTTTGCTACATTAATTGGAGTTTTCTTAAATGGTATAATTGCACCTGTTAAAAGTTTTGTAGCTTTATTTTTATTCTCTAGTGTATTTAATAGTGAGGCTACTGAACTATATTGATGAAATGTAGCTTCCTGCGCTTGTTCTATTGCATATTTTCTAGCATTTTCTAATTTGGTATCTGCTGCTTTTGTTCCTGCGTTTAAATCCTCAACTGTTAGTTTTTTAGCTGTCATATAATCTGCCATGGCTTTTCTATATGCACTTTTTAATCCCAATATATCTTCTGCCTCTAGTGCTTTACTATTTAAGTTATACAATTTTCCAAGTGTATTTTCTAATATATTACTTTTGAAAGTTCTCTGATACTGTTGTATTAAATTTTTTGTATCAAATTTACTTTCATTATTTAATCTAGCTAAAACATTTTCAACGTCCTCTTTAGCAAATGATTTAACTTCTTTACTAGCTGGTTTTAATGTTTTTGTTCTTTTATCTATCATTCCAGTCTTCTGTGCTATTGCTTCTAATCCTCCAGCAACTTTGTTTTTTACTGTTTGTACACTTGCCATTGATAGGTTTCCTATAATATTTCTAATATGAGTTCTAGGATTTGCAAGCATAGAAAAATACCTCCAACTATCTATTTTCTCCATAGTAGTTTTCGGTACTTGTTTTGCTAATTCTCTTGCTACTTCATCAATGTTCTTCTCTAAGTTGTCCTTACTTGAATTAGTAATTTTATCTAACATTTCTGGAGTCAAATTAAATTGTTGCCCTTTTCCTTTTGTCTTTTTTTCTATTTCTTTATTCATTCTATCTACAACTTTTGATAAATAAACTGCCTGTCCTTGAGGAGTTTGTCTATTAATTAAACTCATTGCTTGTACGGTTTGACCTGCTTGTGTACCTGCTAAAGCAACATTTTGTATTGCATCTTGTAATTTTTCTTTTTCTCCAGTTTTAGAATAATATTCTATTAATCTTTCTCCTACTGCAATATCATCAGCTGTAATTTTATCATTATTCTTTACTTTTGTTGCTAGTGTTACTGCTTCATTATCTGCGCCATTACTCATTATTCTATTGTCTGCTGTTTCCAATTGTCTTTTATTACTATCTGGTACATATGTATCACTACCAATTAATTCTTTTGCTATTGCTTTTGCTTCTGGAGAAGTATTTGAACTTTGCATTATAGATTTATAATGTTTTCTTACTTTGCCACCATCTACAATAGGCAAATTTAATTTATTTATTTGATTATTATCTTGATATAAAACATTATAAGTATCAACTTTTTTATTGTTAATAGTCTCTTTTGTAGGTAATCTTAATTCTTGAACTGTTTTACCTTTTCCTGTTGAACCTATTTGATTTTCTAGGAATGACTGCCATGCTCCTGGTTGTTCTATAGATTGTCTAGTATTAGTAACACCATTTGATGTTCTGTTTAATATTTTATTCATTGATTTTTTTATATCATCTATCAAATTTTTAGGAACTCCATAATCTGCTTTTAAATCTCCATATATACTTGCTACTTGGTCAGCTATAACTTCTTCTGCTAATATTTTTTGTTTGCTTCCGTTTAAATCATTTACATTAAATAAGTCACCAGATGATTTAGCATAATTAAAAATAGCTTCTTGATAATCATAATCATAAGCTATTTTATCTACAATTGGTTGAATTTCTTTAACATATATTTCATTATTGTTTTGTCTCAAGAAATGAACTATTTCATGATAGAAAATATTTTTAGTATTTTCATTTCCTTTAGTATCAATATAAAATGTATTCTTATCAGATAACCCTTGAAAATAATTTTCTTTTCCATATTCATAAAAAACAACATTCCCATTTAAGTTATTAATTATGTCTTTTAATTGCCTTTCATCTGCTGATAAATTCTTTTTTTGATATTTATTTGCATATTTTATAATGCTTTCTTTTACTTCTTTTTCTGTGACTTGTTCATTTGCTTTAATTCCGTATAATTTTTCATAATCTGTGTTTTCATCTCTTTGCCCTTTTTCGTATATTTCAAGAAGTCCCTGAACTCTTCGTCTGTCATTTTGTTGATTTTCTTGTTTTCCATTCACTCCACCTCTTCTGTTATTATATAATTTATTTGAAGCATTTTCAACTATTTTGTCTTTCTCTCTCTCTAAATGAACTGTATTAGTATTGTTAGAATTTCTACCTGTAAAAGAAAGTTTACTTTGAATATTATTATTATTTCCTTGATACTCTTGTCTATAAGCACTTTCAAATTTGTTCTTTACATCTTCCCAGTATAACTTTTCGTTTTTGTTTCCAGTGAACTTATTTAATTTATCCACTATCCAGCTATATATTCTTTTGAATACGTTAGGTTTTTCTTTATTTAAGGAATTAATGAAGTCTTGGTCTCCTAACTTTTGTGCTAATGTATCTGCTACCTCTTCTTCATCTACTAAATTTTTAAAATCTTTGCTGTTTTTATCATATACTTGTGAATACATTTCTTCTAGATTACTTCTTGCATCACTGTATCCTTCTCTGGTACTATTTTTATCTAATATTAATTTTGACAAATCTTCAAATTCTTTAGTTCCAGTCATATCATGTAACATTTCATGTATAGATATTTGTTGCAGTGTTTTGTTGGTATCTGCTTTAGGATTAAATATTACTTCTCTTTGCGTGTTTCCTTTTTCATCTATAGTATTCCTCCATAAAGCATTAACATCTGTTCTAACTTTTCCATTTGAATCTTTAAATAAATTTTCATCAAATCTACTTGTTATTCCTCTATCATTTAATTTTTGATTTATACTTTGTATCGTTTCATCATTACCATTTAGATTATTTGCTTTTGCACTATCTATTAAATTCATAGATGATGTATCAATATTATTTTGAGCTGTTTGATTGTTCATATATTCTTTATATAAGTTATCTAAAGCATTAATTGTATCATTCTTCGCAACATAACCACTCTTTTGTCTTTGTTTCTCTACTGCATCATATATGGTATCTATCCAATCATCTGACATGAATTTCACATATTTTTGGCCTTGTTTATTTAAAGTGTCTGAATTGTTAGGTGTTTCCTCTTGCCAACTTTTATATGCAATTTTTTGTATTTCTGAATCTGGTTTATCTGCTATATTAGTTCCTATGTATTCGGCCACATCTAACCATTGATCTTTAGTTCTTTTTCCTTGTTTGTTTGGAACTATAACTTCTTTTGCTTGTTCTACAATCTTATTATCATAATTAGTTATATTCCTATACTTGTTGTATATCTCTTTTCTTCCAGATAAATATTTCTTACCAACATCTAATTGTTCACTATTTTCTTGTGATAATTGTGACATCTGTTTAATTTGATTAATTGCATCTAATGTGTTGTTACTATCTAATTGATTTTTTGATGCTAAATCATTTGTAGCATAAATCATTGATTGTTTATCTTCTGGTGATAAATATTTATCATTTTTTACTATTTCATTTAATTTATTAGCTATGTCCTGTTGTGAAGTTAATATTTGATTTTTATTTTGTTTAGTATCTTGTTTTTTTGTTACTTGCTGGTTATTTTTTAATTTGTTATATATATTTACAGATTTTCCTAATCCGGCAGATACACCACTCATTATTCCTGCTGTTATTGCACCATCTATTCCAGATTGCAACATATCTTGTCCTAAATTTTTCCATCCTTCTGCTGTTCTATAATCATTTTTCAAATAACTATCTCCTGCAGTAAATTTAGTTACTACTTCTGATATAGGTTCAGTGATTGCTTCTTGAACAAAGTTATCTGTAATACCTATCCCAAATTCTTTTAGAGCTTCTTTAGCAGAACCTTTAGCTATTCCTTTTCCACCCTTTACAAGCTTTCCTACTCCAATCATTTCTGTCAAGCCTTCTGCTCCACCCATAAGTTGACTATATGTACTAGCTTGTTCTTCATTCATACCTCTAGCTCTAGCCTCATCATAATAACTATCTGTAGCAGAACCAACTGAATATAATGTTCCGACTCCAGGTATTGCTGAAGGAAGCATTTGACCAAGTGAAGGAGATAATTCTACTAGCTTTCTTCCTATTGGATTTACGGTTTCCACTGTATTTTGTCTTATTCTTTCATTATTTATATCTTCTTGCTTTTGTAATTTTTCATTTATTGGATTTATAATAGCATTCTTATTATTTTCTATTGTTGTATTTATTATATTCTTAGCATTTTGATAATCTTCATTATTCTTCAATGTAGCATCTATTGATTTTCCTAAAATTCCTAAACCTTTTGGTAATCCTAACAATGTATTATTTATTACTGTATCACCTAAGCCTTTTAGAGCTTTTAAACTAGTTTGATTTTTAATTTCATTTTGAGTAAATCCTATCAATCCATTTCCAAGTCCATAACCTGTATTACCTAACATATTACTAGCAGTTGTTTTTATTTGTTCCCATATTGAAGGCTTTACTGCAAAGTCATTCATACCAGCTGTATTAAATCCATCATGTGAATTACTATAATTGCCACTATATACATTACCTAATCCTGTTTGTTCAAAATATTTATTTAGATTACTCTGTTGTTCTTTTCTAATTTCTTTTAAATATTCTTCTCTTTCTTTTTCATCTTTAAAACGAGTTATAGGCATTACTATTCCTCCTTACTTTTCAGCCTTATATCCATATGATGCTAACAATTCTTCTCCACTGTTATATGCTTTTCCTGTTAATCCATCTATAATTTTACTTGGTCCTATTCCTTGGGTTACCCTCATATTATCTATAATTTCTTGATAGCTTGGTACAGAATTATTTTCTTTACTATTATTTTCCATATTTACTTTTAATCCACTCCCCGATCTACTACGTGAAGAACTTCTAGCTAGATTTTTTTTTTGAAGATTAAATTGTTGTTGCCATTGTGAATCTGCTACTTTATCTCTTTGTTGTTGATAATCCCATTGTTTTTGCTTCCATTGATTTTCTAATTCTCTTTGTCGTACTTGCTCATCAAATGATTTTTGCCATTGTTGGTCTGATATTTTGTCTCTTTGTTGTTGATATAAGTATTGTTCTCTGTTCTGTCTTAATTGATAGTTTTGTGTTAGCAACTGCATTTTTTGTGCATATAATTCAAGTGCACTTTGTGCTTGCTGAATGCTTCCATTTTGACGCGCCTGTTGTATTTTTAAGTTATAGTCTGCTTGCAACTCATTAGACTTATTTAACGTATCTGTAACACTCTTTTGATATGCATTATATAAAGATGTTCTCGTTGTTTCTGCATATCCTGAGTTTCCTAAACCTTGCATTGCAAGTTGTTCCATTCCGGCTCCATATTGATTTGCTTGTTTTTGGTAATTAGAATATAACCCTTGTGTTGTTTTGCTTGTTTCTCTATCTAATTTTTCTTTTTCTCTATTTAATTCGTCAACTTGCATTTGAGTTTGTTGATTAATTATTTCGTTTTGTTTTTGTTCTTGCTGTTGCAATAGATTATTTTGCTGATTTACTAAACTATCTATGTCTTCATATCCGCTTGCCACATTCTTCACCTACTTTCTACTTATTTTCTTATTACAAATGTTAATACACTATCTTTTGGTACTTTAAAGTTAAATCTTATCTTATCGCTTTTTCCTGTACCTCTTTCTGTATAATGTTCATTTAAAGCTAACAGATTTCCTTCATAATACACATCAAGTCCATGCGTATTAACATTATATATAGATGGTATTGTATAATCTTCTGTTTCTTCTATATCTGCCAATGCCTTCGCATTATATTTATAAGTTTTGATTATCAATTTTTTTATAGCTTCTTGCCCATTCTCTTCTTCTTCCTCTATCTTTGGTATTAATCCTTCATTTATATAATTCTTTATATCTTCTCCACTTTTATCAAATATCTCTTTCAATTCTTGTGGAGATTGCGTTGGAGAATCTGGTAAATTTTGAATATTATTAGTTTGTACTGTACATTTTGGTAAACTCACTAGTTATCACCTCATTTCTTTATATATCCACCCACAAATGCCTCTATAGTTGCACTATACAGACCAAATGGCTTGTCTTTTTCATCACTATAAAATTTAAGAGATAGTTCGTTTATCTTCTTCTCTTTAATTTTATAAATCATATATGATTTATTAGTTGTAACAAAACTGAAATTCTCAAAATTAATATTTTTAAAACTAAATCCATTCGCCGATTTTTCTGTTGTATATTTATATTCTTCGGATTTATCTGTTCTTCTTGCTATTTTTATTCTTCCATTTTGAATTGTTTTTATTTTTGTTATTCCACCACGTTTATTGGTAGTTTTTAATTGATTGTCATATCCAAAGTTATCCATAGGAGTTGTCCAATAACTAATTATTGTATTTCCATTATCATTTGTTCCATCTACAATAAAAATAGAGCCATCTTTGGCTCCTATATATAAAATATCATCATATTCTTTTAGTATATTAGCTTTTGTACTGCTCATATCCCAATAAAACCATTCATATTCAAAACTATTTAATCTAGCATATTTTTGTCTGCTATCTGCTAAATATATCTTTCCATTAACTAATATACATAAATAACCTTTCCAAATAGTCATACAAGCTTCTCTATAATCATTTTCATTAGTCATTTTAACATCAATTAAAGTACTTCTATGTGCTATTACTTGTCTACTATCTATTTTTTCCGTGGCTATACCTTCTAGTCCATATCTACTAAGATACACTATATCATCTTGAAAATTACTACTTCCAGCATAACAACCTATACTTACATTTCCTTGTTTGCTTGGATATATTTTTCCTGCTTTTTCATCTAAAATCGGCTCGTGATAGAATACATTTGCATTATTTTGGTCTAAATTTTTAAATATCCATAAAATATTGCTTCCTACTGTCATTCCTGTTATTTGGGAATCACTTGAACCATCTTCATAATAGCTTAAGTCCGAGATGTATTGTGGATTATCTAATTCTGCATGAAATACAGCATTAGGGTAATCTGGATTACCTGTGTAAAATAATCTATTATCAAATAATAACGCTTGTGTACATTTATTAATTCTATCTACATACCCTTCAACCATCTTAGAAAATGTTATAAATATATTATCTTGACCTTTTAAATTTGGTTCTGGTGGTATTTCATTAAAAGTTACTTTACCTGCAACTCTATCAACAGTAAAATCTTTATCTTCTGTCATTTCTACATCATTTACTATTGCTGTCACTAATTCAGAGTCTATTTCTGTTGCATCTAAGTAAAACATTTTATTTTTCCCATCACCCACAAAAGAATTTCTTCTTTTAGGAGTTAAAATATTTACGTCTTGTAATCCTTCTCCTCCTCCAATATTTCCTGCCACTCTACTAATTGTAGTAGTGGGAATAAATGGCTCATCATCAATAACTTTCTTACAATTACCAGTATAATATACTAAATATGTCTTTCCATCGTTTATATATAACTTTTCACCTATTTTATTATAGTAAGATTTTATATTGTTCATTTCTGAATATATTTCTTTTATATTATTATCTTTGGGCTTATTAGGAAAGTTATTCCATTCATATAGTTTATTTCCAGAATGTATTATAGCTATTGAATTACTATATACATATATTCCTAGTATTGGGTCTACACCTATTTGTGCTAATTTTCTATATCCTGGTCTTGTTTCTATACAAGCTCCTTGTGTATCTTCGTAATTTTTCCAAACATTAAGTGCATCTGGACTTCTAGTTATATTAACTAGGCTGGGTTCTTGTAAAAAATCAACACCTTTAAAATCCGTATATATTCGTTTTATTCCTGTTGCCATATAATTCCTCCTATATGTCAAATTCTCCTTCGTTCTCATCTGGTTCATATTCTCTTAAATTAACACTAGGTATATTTTTTCTAGTATCTAACAATTGTAGTTTCCTTTGATATTCTGTTGCAAAAGCTGTATAGTTAGCTGATGGATCTGTTACTAATATGTCATTTGCTACTTTGTATGGTAAAATACTTTGTACATCTTGATCTATTTCTAAATAAAAATTATCTTTTGTCTTTTCGTTAATTACTGTTGGATATTTATAGTATTCTAATACTGTTTGGCCTGGATTATTGTCTTTAATGTATATTTTATTTTTCCCCATAAGATAATAATTCGAATTTCCTTTTTTGTTATCTTTGTCTAATAAATATACATTTTTCACTTGATATAAGTCATTTGGTAGCATATATGCAGTAAATCTATCTATTTTATTGTCATCTGCAATTTCTGGATATATTTTAGTTGCAATTATTTTTTTGTTTTGAGCTAATTCTTGATACGCTAAATCAACAAGAAAAGGCATTCTTATTGCAATGTCTTCATCTTCTGTATAATTATCTACATTAGGTGAATACTCTTCTATTAAAGCTAGTATTTGTCTTTTACATTCTCCATATGTCATATTAATTCCTCCCAAGTTTGGCAGAATCGAACTGCCCATTCCTTTAACTTGATATAAAAAAGAGGGAATCTAAATCCCTCTAAAATTAAGGTAATTCTACAGCTTGTATTTTTATATCTGCTGTTTCTCCCTTAATTATTACATGTCCTTTATTTGGTCCAGATACATTCATGAATTTTCCAGATTCCACCACTATTGCATATGTCTTATTTGTAGGAATAGATATTTCTAAATCTTCTACTCCTTGTAATGCATTTCCTTTTAATATAGTAGCTTTTTTAGTTGCTGAATTGCTATTTGTTAATAATAGTAAAATTTTTCCACAACTTTTATTAGTATAATTTACTTTAGCTCCAGCAGATGCATCAACTGCAACTGCTGTTACTAATTCTTTAGCTTCATTTCTAACTAATTCAACATTTTTAATTTCTGCTATTGCCATTTACTTTTCTCCTTTCTTATATTTTATTGATGGCATTTTAAAACCGCACATTCTTTTGGTCTTATCATTTTTCCACCATATGTATTTAATCCTTTTATTGCTTCTGCAAATCCTTTTTCTGGTTCATATGGTTTTAATTTATCAATACCATTACAATATGCATATGCTTTAGATGTTTTTAAGATAATATAATCATCTGTTCCATCGTTATAAGCATTATTTGTCATTTTGATTTTGGCATTGTTATATAATCCTAATACACCTTTTGAGATTAAAGAATCATTATTAGTTTTTAATTCTATTAATCTATTTTGGAATAACATATAGAACCATGGTGTTAAATACATAGTAACATCATCTTTTGTAGATACTCCATTATTCCATAATTTAACAAATAAATCGTCAACAGCTTTCTTAGCTGATGCTTCATCGCTTATTTTAGTAGACGCTGTTTTATATCCTGCATTTTTTGCCATTTGTGTAGCACAGAATATATCTTCTTGTTCTGCTAAAGCTCTTGTTGTTTCTGTTTGTAATGCTTCCATTACACCTTCTTGTGCTTGCGCCTTATCGATATTATCCATTCCATAATTAAAATAATCGAATTGATCAATATCTAAATATGATGATGTTCCATCAACATTTTCTGGTGCATCTATATCTTTACCAGGAATATATTTCTTAATAGTTGGTCTACCAGAGTTTTGTATTTTAACTCTTTTTCCTTGTCCTGCCTCACTTTCAAATTTATAGTCACAGTCTTGTTTAAATACTGTAAATTTTGGTAATTCTAATTGTATGTATTTTGACCATACAGTTGGTTTAAAATTTGCGTAACTCATGTTTTTCTCCTTTCTTATTTCCAAAGTTTCATACTTTCTCTTACACGTTTCCAAATAGTAGGATTATCTAAGTCTTTGCTAGATAATTTATCTACCTCTTCTGGGGTATAAAACTCTTTATCTTTGTTGTCTGGTACTGTAGATTGTGAACTTCCTGTAGATGCAGGTTTATTTGGTGCTTCTTCTTTTTCTCCATTTAACTTCTTCCACATCTTGTAGACTTCACTTATTTTTGTCCCGGTTTTAAAATTATTAGCAAAAGCTTTAAACTCCTTATTTTGTAAAATACTTGTATCTACTCCGCTTTCTTTTAATTCTTTTTCTTTTAATTTGTTTGTTAGGTATTCCCCTAACCTAAAAAACTCTGCATTTTCACGTGCAGTAGTTTTTCCTCTTTTCTGTTTTGTTGCTAGTTCATTTGCCCTAGATTCAATATCTTTCTCGTCGTACATTTCTATAATCTCATTAGCATCTGCTTTACCTAGGATTTCTGCATCTCGATTACTTTCTGTACTAATGTCTGGAATATCTATTCCTTGTTCTTCATAAAAAGATTTAACCTTACTTAAAACATCATCTTCGTCAGTTAATCCAAGTCCAACTCTTATAGTTCTTTCTAATTGTTTAGATTTACTTAATTTGCTTTCCTCTTCTTTACGATGTTTTCTTTCTAATTTAGCTTTAGTTTGACTTATAATTTTGTCAATTTCCTCTTGTGTGTAAGTTTTTTCTTCTTCCTTAGGTTCTTGCGTATCATTATCATTTTGGACATCTGCATTTGACGTATCTTCATGATTTACTAATATTTCTTCCTCTAAGTTCATATCTTCGTTTCCTCCCGGCATATGTACCTCCCATTTAAAGTCCGTCGACTATTAATTTTCATATTTTTGATTATTCTGGTATATGTACCTCCCGTTTACAGTCCGTCGACTTGGCACAAGTTAATGGATTCGAACCACTACTTAACAGTTTTGGAGACTGCTGTTCTTCCGTTAAACTAAACTTGCATAAAAAATAGACAGTTTAAAACTGCCTATTAATTGACTATTATTTATTGATTAACATTTACCATATTTGCCTCTTCTGGAGTTACTCCTGTTTGTTCTACATTATTCATTTCTTGTTGTTCCATAACTTGTTGCATGGCACTATTTAATGCATTTCCTGCTTTCTCTATTTCATTAAAGATTTTTTCTTTTTCTTCTCTTTCTTTTAATATTTGTTTTAATTCTGCTCTTGGCATTGCTGAATCTTGTGGTAATGCATTTACATATTCTTCAAAGTTTATATGTCCTGCATTTAATAAGTTTTCTAAAGATACTTCCATTGCATACTTGTCAAATGGAGATTTTGGTGTTGTTTCTATCTTTATATCTAAATCATATTTCTTAAGTTCCTTATAACTCATCTTATATGTTTCTTCTAAAGTTGTATTTGTAGTATAATCTTTTGTTTCTTTTACCAACTCTATCCCTTTAACACTATTGGCTTTAAGCATTGCATACCATATAAGAGCTATGTCTTCTATAAAATCTTTATAAGCTTCTACTTGCTCATTTATTGGTTGCTGTGATGCTTGTTGTACTGCTAATATAGATTTACCACTTGCTTGTGTTGGATCTACATTTCCTGTAACTGTATCACTAGCACCTGCTAAATTTTGAGTTTCTTCTTGTAGCTCTTTTTGCAATTGATATGCATCTGAACTAATGCTAGCTGGCTTTAAATAATTAACTACTTTGTTTACATCATCTGCATTTAGCTCATCTACTTCTATAGTTGTACCTACCTTGCTTAATGCCTTAGTATTAGATATATATTTAGTGTTTGCAACTAATTTAGGAAAAGCTACAAGCTTAACAGCTAATGCTCTTCTAGTGGCTGTTTTATTTACTTCTATTTGATTAGGTATTAACGTTTCTACTTCTCCTTGGCCTCTAGCTGAACCTTTTACTCTTTCCCATAAAATATGAGCTACTGGATATCTGTCTATCTCTAAGCAACTGTCTTTCATAATTGTTGCTAATCTCGTACATTTCTTTGCCCATATCTTCCCATCTTTACCTTTATACAATTTTAATAATTCTAAACACATTGGAACTATTTCTGTAGTTCTTAAATCTCTTCCTGCTTGTTCTTCTATATCTTGGTCTTCTGTTATTAGTTCTATTTCTTTTTCACTTACTTTATTTTGTCTTGCCTCTTCTTTTACTTCTTCTACCGTACGTCTAAAAGAAATAATAATATATGGCTGTTTCTGTATATCATCTTCATTTTCATTTCCATAATAGATATTGGTTTTATTTACTTGTTCACAATAAATAGCATTACTATTTTCATCTGGATCTGCATAAAAATAAATGATACCTTCACTATCTATACAGGCATCATTTATACAATTTCTTATTAATTTATTTATTTTTGTCTTCTCCCAAATTCTATTTGCATATCTATTAAGCATATCGCATATATCTTTTAGCTTTTCTCTTTCTTCTTGACTTTTGTAGGTATCGGAATTGAAATATATTTGGTATGTATTAGTCTTAACTACTCCAAGTTTATACTTACAAATAGATTTAATCATGTTTAACGTTATTGGTTGTATTCCAGAAAGTTTAGCACCTTCCCATTGCTTTCCATGGTAAAAGTTATAATTTCTTTTACTTTTTTCATATAGCTGTTGCTGATAATTATAATTCTTGCCACGTTCATATTCTTGCCATACTGTAGTTATACTTGTTTCTTTTTGCTTTTTCATTATTCTCTCCTTTCTGGTACTCCTAAACCACCATCGTATGCATCAAGCTCTGCTAAATCATCTTGTAATTCTTGCAATTTTTCATTTTGCTCCTTTTCTGCCCTATTGCTTTCTATATTGTCTTTAATTGTTTTTATAGGGTGTTTTACTTCTTTTGGTACTTTAGGCAATTCTTTGTCCTTTCCTACTTTATAACCAACATAAAATCCTAAGCACATGCACAATATTGCTATAATTGTATATATAAGTTCCATAATTCACCTCCAATTAAAAAGGAACTATGTCATCTCCATAGTCCTCTTCTATATTATCTATATTTTTACCAAATATCTTATTAACTTGTTCTTGTATATCTTTATATTTAGACTCTCTTTCAAACTTCTTAAAAGTTTGCTGTTCTCTTATGTTATAACTTATTGCTAGTCCCATTGTTAAATCATCATGATAGCCTGTTTCTGCTTCAGCTCTACCTTTTTCATTTACTATAAAGGTAAGCATTTCTCTTAATGTTTCTTTATCTTGTATAACGTCTATACTGTCATGTACTATTTCTTGTAGCTGGCCTAATATATAAGGTCTTGTTATTGTTGTAGTTTTAAAACCAAAACTTTTTTCATATTTATTATTATATTTATCTTCTTTTTTTCTTACATATTGTTTAGGATAATTAAGCTCTGCTAATTTCTGTGTAGGATATGTTGAAAGGTTATTCTCTAATCCTATTAATGCACAGTTGTAAAACATTCCTAAACAATATACTTGTTTAACGTATTCTATTTCATTGTATTGTTGTTTTAATACAGCTACTTGCTTACCCGTAATATTATTTACAACGTGCGCTGTAAAGAAGTCAGACCCATCTCCTGCTGTATCTCCACCTATAACATAAGGTACCCTATTTTCTGGGTATTCATATATCTTTATTTCTCCTTTTTCTTGCTCTAAAAACTTTTGATTTCTTATTCTTATTCCATCGTAGAAACAAGTAAATTTTCCTCGTATAATTGGTTCTGGAGCTGTTTTTAATCTATTAATTATATTTTGCTTATTAAAATAGCAATGTCCTGTACTTAAAAAGGCTTCTTCTGGACATATAGGATATTCTTGTCTAAATTGTTCAATATCTCCAGAACAGTTATTTTGTATACACCATCTACGCCATGTTAATTGTTCTAGTGTTAAATTATATTGTTCTTTTAGCTCTCTTTCTTTTTGGGTTAAATTAAATCCTGTATAAGGCATACTATATTCTTTTAACTCATTCCAGCCAATAAAAAGAGGATAGAAATCGCTTTTGCCTGCGACTGCTCTATCCCACATTTCTTTAAAATATTCATATCCATTTGCTGTACTCTCTATTATTATCATACTTTCTGGTGTATTGGGTACTGCTTGTAGCAAACCCGTCATGGTTTCTTTTTTATTTCCTTCCCAAAATGCTAACTCGGATAGGTGTAATGCTGTAAAAGTATCAGAACGGCCTATTCCTTTTCCTCCTGCTGTCATGCATTTTATTTTACTATCTAATCCCGTTCCTTCAGAATTATTAAACACTAATTCTTTTGCATTTGATTTCTTTTGCTCTGGTTTTATATCTTCTGGTAAATATTCTAGCATTCTTTTAGACATATTAAAAAGGTTAGTGGTAGAATCTTCTTTATGTGCCACTATACCTGCGTTATAATTGTGATGTGTTACTACATTCTTAAAAATAATAGCTTCTGTTTCTGTACTAAATCCCATTTGTCTAGCTTTAAGAATAATGATTCTAATTGGTTTTCTTTCTATATATAATTTTCTTATTACATTATAATACTTTAGTTGTGGTTCATTTAGTTTTAATGGTACTACATTTCCTTTTTTATCTCTAATCTTTATATAGTTTTCTATATAAGATTTTGTATTAATACTCATCGCCTTCAACCTTCTTTAAATATTCTTCATAATTTGTATTAATATTTATATGTGTGTCTTTAAACATACCTAAATGTTTGCCTATTAATTCTAATGCTTTTACTTTATCATTTGTCTTTATCTCTATTCCATTTGTTGTTTGCTTTATTCCAGCAACTGCAGATTTCTGTTCTTCTGTTAAATTATCTGTAGCTGTTAATTCTAAACATTTATATTTTTTAGGTTTAGTTCCTATACAGTTTCCTTCATTATCATATATCTTTTCTTCATATTCTCTTTCAACTATTTGTGCAAAATCTGTTCCATTAGAAAAAGCAATATTAGCCAATTCTTTTATTACTTTGTCTTGAGATATTTCTGTTCTTTTTTCTATTTCTTCTTGTTTTACTGAAATATATTCTTGAACGTTATCATTTGTTAGCAGTCTACTACTGTTTGCTCTTGCAGTTTCATCTTTTTTACAATTTGGATATGCAACCTTATATGCTCTTGTTGCATTTAAGTCTATTAAGTATTCATCACAAAATCTTTTTTGTGCATCTGTCATATAAAATTGCTCCTTTCTTTATTCTTCTATCTTTATGCATCTGTTTTCCCATTTCTTATATACATCTAAATAAACTTCTTTTTTATCTCCATTATATGTAAGTTCATAATACATACCATCTGGCATTGTTGTACTTACTAATGCTTTATTGTTTTGCAATACTTTTACTGACCATACAATGAAAGTATTATCAACTGATATTTTTGTATTATTTGTTGTGTCTACATGCTCATTAAAATAATCTACTATTATTCTCTTACATAATTCTATAAACTTATCATTCCCCATTACTTTTCCCTCCAAAATATTTATCAACTACTTCTCTAATAATGTCATGTGAATTTGCTATAATATCTACAACATCTTCTTCACTATAATTTTGATCTAAATGAGTTATATATGTAGTAATATAACAATGTCCTAATTCATGTAATAAAGTTGTTCTTTTTCTATCTAGGCATAAATCTTTATCTAAATAAATAGTTTGTGTATCTGCATATGTTAATCCATAATATTTTCCAAACTCCTCAACCCTATCGTTATGTTGTTTTAACTGTTCTCTCATTTCATTTTGAGATATTTCTTTTATCTCCCAATTTTTATTATTAATCTTGAATTTAAAATTTCCTTTTGTCATTCTCTTTTCCTTCTCTTTCATAATAAATACATCTATATGTTCCATCTACACATTGTCTGATTTCACATAGTTTTGTATTCTTGTTTTTACATCTACTACATATTTCTTTTTTGTATTCTTCTAAAATTTCTTTCATATTTTTACCTCTTTTTATTTATTGGTTGCACATTTGGGAGTCGAACCCAATGTTTCTAGCTTATGAGACTAGCGAGATTACCGTTTCTCTAAATGTGCAATATAAAAGAGTAAGCATTTAAAACACTTACTCTTCTTTAATAGAGGACAATTTAATTCCCTATGAGCAATAATTAAATAGTAGTTTGGGCTTGCCAATCTCTTAGCACTACTTTTTTACCTACTACCATTTTACTACCTTTTTACCGGACAAAACGGACAATTTTTAAAAAAATAAAAAAATATTCAAAAAAGTATTGACATTTTACCGTAACGGTATTATAATAAATTTAAGTTAAGCGAAAGGTGGTATTCAAAATGAAAAATATAAAAGTATAAGGAGGATATATGGAAGTAAGAGAATTGAAATTAATAAAAAATAAAGATGGACATGGAACGACAAATTATAAAATTTGTTTACCTACTAAATGGATTAACTTCTTAGAGTTAGATAAAGAAGAAAAAGTTGTAGTATACTTAGATAATAATAATATAGTAATAAAAAGTAAAGGAGATTTTAAAATGGATGAAATTATTAAAGAATTAAAACAAGAATTATTAAATAAAGAAATGACATTGGTTGATATGGACAACGAAGCAGAAAGAATTACAGGAAGTACAACAAGCTTGTTTGACTCAGAAAGCGATTGCATGGAGCAAACTTCTTGTTCTTATTATATGGATACAGATAAAGATATAGTAGTGGAATTTGAAATAATAAATAAAAATGACGAAGATAACACAGAAACTATAGTTAAAGTTACAGATATTTGGGAAAATTAATTATAACAAAGCGGTAGAACTTAATCTACTGCTTTGTTTTTTAAATATCTTTCTAATTGTTTTCTTGCTTTATCCTCACTATTGTATTGCATTTTTATTTGTATTTGTATCCAGCTAAGCTTATCATAATATCTATATCGAATAATTCTTCTTATCTCAGAATTTTCTATATAATTTAATTCATATTCAATCTGCTTTATCATTTTTTCATATTTGTTTTTCTTACTTTTTAGCATTTTTTTATATTGTCTTTTGTTTTTACTACCAAATACTTTATTGTCTATGCCATTAACTCTAAAGTTTCTTTTTATGTAAGGGTATTCATACTCGCTTCCTGTTACAGAATCACCTATTATTGTTTTCTCTCTTTTTTCTATATTCTTTAATCTGTTTTCTATGTCTTTTATTTCTTCTATTACACTATCGGCTTGTTCCAATAATTCTTTAATCATCTGTACCTCCTACTTATAATAATTTTTTAACTTGTTAAAACTTTCTTCTGTTTTTATCCTAATTCTTGTTACTTCTGCTTTGCTAACCTTATTTTCTAGCCTCTTCTTAAGTACATTATCTAATATACTTAGATCTGCTCTTATCTTTTGTATTAGTTCTTTTTCTTCGTCTGTTAACATTAGTTATTCTCCAATCTATAACAATTTCTTTCGTATTGCTCATGTGTTAGTATTATTCTAATATCTTTTAATGCTACATATTCAATTCCATGATCCCCACATATACCGATTTCGTTCAATTTATTTCCTTTACAATCTGTTATTCCTACTGCTGCGACTTCTAATTTATCTGTATATTCTTCTTCAAAATCTTCCTCCGTAACTACCTCTATAATATCTCCTAGTTCTATTAAATCTATTATGTTTTTGCTGTGTTTTACTATATAATTATCTTTTACTCTTCTTTCATAAACTTTTCCATCGTTAAACTGAATAATTGTATCAGTTAAATATTCGCCTGCAAATCTTGTTCCGCTTCCTTTTAGTTCAATTTTATTAACTTTTCCAATTAAACCATTTTTAGTTCTCACATATTCTCCTACTTCAATCACCTTTGTTACCTCCTAATATGTAACTCTTATTACATAAGCTCGTCCACATTCTTCATTTCTATCAATTAATAATCTTAAATCTTTCATTTTATCTACTGATGCAGCATCTATCATTATTCCTGCTTTTAAATTTCCTACATGATTAGTTACAGCAAATTTTATTATATTTTCAAGTATTTTATTGTCTTTTTGAGAATCAAGCTTTTCTCTTAATCTACTATTAGATAATTTATACGTTTCTAATTCATCTTTACTCTCTTTTAATTGTTTATTTAATCTTTTAATTTTACCTTTTACACTCATTTTCCACTTTCCTTTCAAAATATTGTTTTGTACAAATCAACATTTTTTCATGTGTACAATCTTCTTCTATATCCGTTTCACAATCACATTTTATTGCACATACTGTATCATCTACTATTGCACTACTTACTATATGTTCTGCCATTAAATCTATTTGTTTATTTTGTCTTGTTATAATATTATCTTTTCTATCTCTTTCTTCTGTTCGTTCATGTAATGCACATTGTAAAGCTTTTATGGTTGAGCTTTTACGATTTATCTCTTTGTCTTTTTCTTTTAGCATATTTAATACTGTTTCTATATCTTCTTGTAATTTTTTAAATTCTTCTATTACTATTCCATATTTGTTTCCATATAATATTTGTCTATTTGTTATTTTCCTTAACCTATCTATAGCCTCTTCTTGCTCTTCTGTCATTGCTTGTCCTCCCTCCAAAAACTTAATACACTTGCTATTTCAAAAATTCCACTTGCTATAAACCAATTTACTTCTCCTGTACTTATTCCAATAAATAATAATATAATTGCAATGAATCCTTGTAACATTTAATCACCTAACTTTCTAAATTGTATTTTTTGATGTTATCCTTAGATTTTTATAATAATTATTTCTTATATTTCCATCTATGTGCGATACTCTTTCATCTTTGTTTATTTCTCTTATAAATAAAATTCCAACTAACCTAGATATCGTAAATATATATCCTTTTGAATCTTTCCATAATACAACTTGATTTCCATATCGACTTACTCTTAATTGTTTTAGTTTTTTTGTCGTTGTATTTCTTATTCTTCCATAATTACTACATTCATAATTAAAGTTAGGTATAATTTTCCATGTTTCATTTTTTGGAGTTTTGTTATAATCAAAATTAAAATTATATTTTATTACATCATATTTTGGAAATTTAGATAAAGCATAAATTATTAAATCTGTTACATTCATTATTTATCCTCCACCATTTCTTTTAAATTAAACAATATATCTCCACTTACTTTATAAACACTCCAAGGTTCAATATCACTTATATGTAATTTATCTAATATTTCTTTTACTTTTTGTTTTGGTATGTAATCTTTATTATTCTTAAATATTTCTTCTTCTAGTACATTTCTATATTTCACTAGATATATATTATTTTCTTTTAATTCTTCTATTCTCTTTTTATCTTTTTCTATTTTTGTTAAAAATTCTTTATATCTTTCTAATAATTCAAGGACTACTTTATGTTCAACTCCTCTTTCATAATTTATTGCTTTTCTGCAATGATCCTCTAATTTATCTAGATTTTCTTCTGTTAAAAATGTTATTGGGTGCTGCAAATATTTATTTCTAAAATTTTTATATTCTTCTATATCCATCCTAATTCCTCACATTTCTTATTTATTGCTTTTAGCTCTTTAAAGTTTAATATAATATTATCGTCTATTTCTCTAGGTACAATTCTTATTTGATGTTTATAAAATGTTATAAAATAATTTCTTCCTTTATATCTTTTAGCCCAATATCCAACAGGACTATCTTCATATCCTAGTTCTTCAAACATCTTATCTGCTTCACTCATCTAAATCTCCTCCAATTCAACAATTACTTTGCTTTTATCTGCATATTTAAACTCATCTATAAAACTTGTAACTATCTTTCTATTGTCATCTTTTAACACTTTCATCTCTACTAATGCATCTAATATAAACTTTTTAGCAAAGCATATATTATCTAAATCTCTTCTTTTATTCTCTTCTATCCAAGTAAATCTACCTTTTACTGGTTTATCTATATGTAAATTTCCTAATTGTTCTATAATGCACCATTCAATATATTTTTGTTCATCTTTTTTAGCTTGATTCCCTGCATATTTATTGGTTCTATTAGCTTTTGTATATTCGTTTAGTCCCATTAATCTTTTATGTATCTCAAATTTATATGTTGCCATTTTTCTTTAGCTCCTCTCTCCATTTAGTTTGCCAATCTTTTATTCCTGGTACAAAACCTTTGCATCTTTGCCTAGGTGTAAAGTTATCTAACTCTTCTGCATTACAACCTAGACAGTAATAGCAAAGATATTTCTTATCTATTTGTTTCATTTTTATTCCTCGTCAATTAACTTCCAAAATTTCTCTGCTCCATAGTCATTTATTAAAATTTCCCTTAATTTTTCTAATTCTATTTCTTCTAAGTCTTGTATCCTATGTTGCTCACAAAATTTGTTTGTTCCGAAAGAACAAGCTCCTGTGATGGCTCTGTATTGACTTCTTGTAACTTTTCCATTTTTCTTTATTTCTCTTACTATTTCATTTGTATCTATATTATCTAGTTTTTTTAATGTTAAGTCTTCTACAGCTTCCCTTAATGTATATCCATGTGCTGTTAGTTCATCTTCTTTTGCTATATATATTTCCTTTATTTCTTCAGGATTTTTTATATAAATATCATCTATATCTATTGATTTAATTATAGTTATATTATCTCTTTTCTTTTCTGTTAATTTTATTGTTAATATTCCATCTAAATCTATAACTGGATAAAATTCTTTTTGCCATAAAATGTAATATGTATCTTCTTTAAGTACTTTTCCTCTAAAGTCTTTATAGTCTTTGTTTCCTATTTGTGCAGTTTTTGCAAATATCGGAATCCTATTTCCATTTTTGTTTTTTTTATATTCTGCTAATGCTATCCATGTTCCATTTACAGCTTTTATAATCCCTTTATATCCACAATCAAAACATAATGAGTTTTTACCACTAATAACATTTCGTGCATAGTCTCCACTACTTGCATTTCGTGCATTGTATCCACTACTTGCATTTCGTGCATAGTCTCCACTACTTGCATTTCGTGCATTGTATCCACTACTTGCATTTCGTGCATT